TAAATCCCGTATATGCTCCCGCCAGCATTCCAGTTCGCTGTTAAAACCTGTGAACCGTTAGCGAAGAGGAGAACAGGAACGCCTGTTAAGTTTGCGTACGGGTATGTCTGAGGCATTGAACCGTTTCCTGAGCTGGAGCCAGTCGGCGTCCAGCTTCCGCTGTTGTCTACGTAGAGGATCCCTTGGTCGCTTCTGTAGAAAACTTCATCGTTAATGCCTGGAGAGGGGAAGCTTGTTCCTGATTGGACTATGAGGTTCAAGATGGATACGCCTTGGCCGCTGACAAGCTGGTTTATCGAGGCACAGTAAAGATTCGTCGCGTTAAGGTAAGTTACGCCGTATATTCCGTCGCTGCTGCCCACGTTCCAGTTGCCTGTTAGAGGAGTTGTGCCGTTCTGAAGCAGGTAGGGCCCGCCGCCTGTTCCGCTACTTGTGCCCCATGGAACCCAACTTGTACTGTTGTAGTAGTAGACAGTATTATTCAGGTCAAAGATGTAGCCGCTTACCGGCGAAGATGGAAAGCTGGTTCCATTCTGGATTGTGAGTCCTGTGATTCGAAGAGTCCCGCTTATCGGGTTAATGCCTTCCGTGTAGACCGTCGTTAAGTTCGCCATGCTAACCAGGAGGGTTCCAGCTGCGTAGTTGAAGGCACTGAAGATGGCGCCGTTCTGGTAGTACGCGAAGATTCCGCTGTTAAAGTCGTCGATGATGCAGGTTGCTGAAGGAGCGACTGAGTATGTTATCCCCGTTGCGCCGAGTTCTAAGACGAGCCTCGTATCATTCGGGATGACGACTCCCGGAGCGCTGTAAGGGCCTGCTTCCACGTAGACGCTACCGCCGTTGATTGACGCGTTAGTGAGGCCGTCATCAATTACCTGCGTATGGTTGAGCGAGTACTCTTTCAAGTAGCCATCGCTATTCATTAGGCAGGCGCCTGTATCATGCGGTATCACGAGGTATGTATTGCTCTTCTGGAAGGCACTAAGCGTGCTGTTAACTGGAATGTCAAGACGATTCTCTATCGCCGTAACTTGTGTCTGAATGCTGAAGCTTAAGTTAAGCTGGCCGCCTTCATGTACGAACAGTGCTCCTGCTAAGAGAATGGAGACGATCATAATCGTCGCTTGCCACCACTTCAAGTTCGAGAACTTTGCTGTTAAGCTGCTCAAATTTATGGGTTGACTGCTTGAATTACTCATTCATGTTTCACTCCTGACGCCTAAAAACGGCGCCATCGTCTTAATCTTCCAAGACTTGAAAGGAGTTTTTCTAACTTGCTTGTGTGGTCGGGTACTCGCTTATCCAAGTCTGTGCTTGGGCGAACGTTAAGCCGTACGGAACCTGCACTGTTCCGGCTGGCGGTTTCGCTGATGTTGGGTTCCAGAAGACCAGATTTGAACCGCTGACGCCTTCAGCCATGCCGTTTGAGGACAAAGTTGGCGTCGGAGACGTTCCAGCTGGTAGTTGCCCTGCGATTGCTGCTTGCTCGTTATCTTGAAGTTGGCTCCAGACAGCTTTAAGCGTCATGAAGCCTGTCGAGATTCCTGCTGAGATTCCTGTCGCGTTGGGGTTCGTGCCTAAAGCAACTGTAACAGGGCCCATGATGCCGATGAACCACATTATCGTCTGTCCCAGTTTGGTGAGATCGTACTCAGTTTCACTGTCACCAGCATACTGTCTGATGTAGCCGAAGAGGCTCCAACCCCAAGCAGCGAGGACTGCAGGCGGGGCGAAGTTAAAGAACTCTTGAATAACATAGACTGCGTTCACTTCCCACTGGGGCGAATTCGCAGGGAGCACATAGGCTTCAACAGATGGCCCTACTGCTGACAAGAAGACAAACGCAATCGCGATTGCTATTAAGCCGGTGACGAAAGCATGGTTACTCCACCAAGAACTTTTCTGACTCATACAATCTCACCTCCCTTCTAAGTGTGCTACGACGATTGTTCCGCTTACCAGGCATGCTGATAAGCTCTGGAACTGAAAGAAAAAAAGAGAAAAAGACACGGAGATTTCAGATGCTTAACTTGTGTTCAAGCCTGTGATTTGGGCGACGCATTGTCCATTCAGCACAACAGGCGCGTATCTCGTGGTAAGCTCGATGTCGACAGAATCAAACTCTTTCTTCGGGTCTACCTCTGTGAGCAGGGGCCTCTTGATGACGAAAAACCCGAGCGGCGCGATCACTTGAGAGAGGGCTTCTCTCCTCAATGTATGACGCGCTCAAGTTTTGGCCGGTGCTTAGGACGTATGCTGTGCCTGCGCTGCACACGTTGGTAACGTAGAGGTCTAAGCCGAAGACTTTACCCGTAGCGCCGTTGAAGAGGACTGGAGTTTCCCCGTAGAAGCTTGATAACGAGAACTGCGGGAGATACTTCAGGTCTCTCGCGTTTACAGGGTTGCAGATGATGGAGTCCGCGATAAAATTGAAGCTGTTTATCGCTGCTTCTGCTGCTAAGATGTCTTTGCTGCCGATTCCGCCTGTTACTGTGAACTCTGTGCCTGTTGCTCCCATAGTTTTGCCTGAGCCTGCTGATGTAGAAGCTGCTGCGTTTGCGATGACGTTCATGCAGTCAAGGTCTATCTGGTAAGCAGTTCGTCTCGCTAATCTTCTTAGCTGCTGCTCAATCACTGGAATGTAGAGGTCTTCGATGTTTTCTCTCGTGATACGTTCTCTTGCACCTTTCTTGTACGGTGTTTCCAGAACATCATGGCACAACATGATGCTAAACTGTCACCGTAGTCAAAGGTGTGAAGTCCATCATTATCTCTGCACCTTCGCCGACGTCAGTGATTCCGATGCTTCTTGAGCCCTGTTCTTTCACGAAGGTTGCAGTTCGCCCAGCGACTATCGGAAACTCTGGCAGGAGCCTCTTAACGACGAGGGCTGGCATAGTCAGCTCGATTATGTGCTGGTGCAAAGTTGGATACTGCACATATCCTGTGTCTATCCAGGACAATGCACTTTCGTTAAAAGCCATTCATACCACCCTTACCAGAGGGCGATGATAGCTGTGCCGCCGCTTGCTGCGCCTTGGATGCAGATGCCGATTATCGTTGTGTTCAGGGTTGAGTTGTCTGTCTGGATAAGTCCGCCGCTGCCGCCGCTTGCAGATGTTATCTGGTCTCCTGCGTTTATCGTGCCGTAAGCAGTTGCTCGGATGATGCCTCTTGTAACAACACTGACTTTCTGTCCGGCTCCTGATATTGGCGTTGTCAATGCGAAGCCAACGATTGTCTTCATGTTCGCAGCGTTTGTCGGTGCGACAGTGTTGTTAGCGGTTAAGTAGAGCAGTTGGCCCATCGTGATTGGTGTGCTGCCCGTGTAGAACGTGTTGATATAGCGATCAGATATGAGCGGTGTTGTTCCTTCTAATGGCCATGTACTCAAAGTCAATCACCTATTTCATTCCTTTGAGCTTTTTGCCAGCAGCGAAGAGGTCTTTGAACCACGGGTACTGGGTACTGATCAGGTCCTTGCCTTTGTTGTTAAATTCCTCAACTGAGACGATTCCCTTGCCTGTTGCAAGCTTCGCTTCAGCATTTTTCTTACCATCGCCATCTTGTCCATCGCCATCTTGCTGGCCTGGGCCGCCTGCTCCTGCGCCTTCAGCTTCTTGGCCTTCTTCTGCTGATTCACTAAGTTTCTTGCTTAGGTCAGCGATTTTCTTGCTTAAGGCACGCTTCGTCGCCTTCCTGGCGATTTCTGCTTCAAGAGCTTTCACGCGCGACTCCATAGCAGCATTCTCTGCGTCAGATGCTTGCGGTGACTGCTTGATCTTGTTCTCAAGAGTCGTTACTTCCTTCATCATTTGCTCGTAGTCAAGTTCCTTCGGTGCTTTTTCGCCTGGAGATACGTTTACGACTGCGTCTTGTGCTTGAAGTGGAGAAGCCTTCGCCTGAGCATCATGTTCAGACAAAGGTTTCACCTCCTTTGTTTCGTTCTTTTGGTTTTCAGGTTCTTGCAGGTCTCCCTTAGAACCCACATCTTTGTTACCTTTCGATAACTGTAAACAATGAGAACATGGAAAGTCAATACCCTGAGACTCGGTCATCCCGGCTGCGAAGCCGACTGGCGCAAAAGTGGTCTTCTCATAAGCTGGACTGGCGACAATGCTGAGTTCTCGCACTTTCGGTTTGTGCACGATTTCCCAAGCGCCAGGGCAAAGGTGAATGAGCATGCCCTCTTTTCTCGTTGGCTTCAAGCATTTCGAGCACTCTACTTGGTCGCTGTCAACTTGAACGCTAACATGCGTCAAATAACCCCGCAGAACCTTCTCGATTATCGGAAGGTCTCCGATCTCTGCCCGAAAACTAACTGTATCGCCTTTGTGGTGAGCTTCAGGGACCTTCCCGATTACAGCCATTGCGCTCTCTGCATGGTCAATTCTTAGCTGAGCGCCGATTAGCGTTGAAGCAAAATAGTCCAAGTCTTGAGCTGGGATTTGCCACTTGTTAGCGTTGACGCTCGTATCAACAGCTTCCCCTTCGATGTTCAGCAGCTTCTCACGCAAAGCAAACTCTGCGCTTGCGCCTTCTTGGGCCTTAAACGGTACAAAGTACTTCAGTTCCAGCTGCATAGAGATCACGACAAGCCTAATGCTTTCCTGAAATTCTTTTGAGCTTCCACTTGCCAAGAATAGAAGGCGACAGAATCTTCAAGCATGCTCTTCTGTTCCGGCTGGGCTTTCTGCAGAATATTCGTCAGCTTCTTTCTGATCGTATCTTTAGTCTTTGCTGGGATAGCTTGGGTTTGATTCAGCCTTGAAAGGGCGTTTCTTACGTGATTGAAGTCAACTTTGCCGTTCTCATCTTTGTACGGAAGATGTCTTAGACTTCGTGGAGTCGTCTTGCCTTCGCTGTCCTTCGTGCCGCCTGGCTCGATGTAGGCGAAGGAACTGTCTGGGAAATCATTGACTTCTTTCGTAGTCCATACTCTTGCTTCAAAACTCATTTCATTGCACCTCATGACTAAAAAAGGGCCCTAACCAGAGCCTGTGATGTCTATGTTGAAGCTGAAAGACGTGATGCCTGTTGCTGCTGAGCTTACGTTTAGTGTTAAGAGCACCGGAATCGAGGCGTTCGGTTGAATCTCTGTTCCTGCTGTATAATTCCAAGATAAGCTTACATAACTCCCAGCTGCAGCAGGATTCCAAGACCCTGTTGAAAGAGACAGAGTTATCTGAACAGTGCTTGTGCTCTGGATGTAGACAAGGTCATTCGTGATGCTCCCAGGATAAAGTGTGCCCCAGGCAATGTTCGTCACGTTCTGGGTGCAAGCTGCGTCACTGTAGACATTTACTCCGACAGTCGCGATAGTCGCAGTGCTTGGAATCTGCCTAAGAAAGCTCACAGTTGCAAACCCTGCGCTTGTAGCGAGTGCGAGAACTGCCAGGAGCAAGAAGATCAAACTTTTTCTCTGCGTTTTAACCACTTCCTTAAGTTTTTGCTATTACTGCTTGAAGCCACACCAAAACCGCTGAGGAGAAGGGAGAAGGCTTCAAGAACGGAAAAGTGCAACTTCAAGCAGTAACTATGATAAGAATAGATAGCATGGCCGCTTACGGAATCTTCGGGCGACATCCCTTATTGCGGAAGGTCTTTGCGCCACTGTAGTACGGCAACATAAGCGGCTGCGAACTATGGATGCCTTCCACACTTCGGAGGTGCTCTGCGCCACTCACAGGAAGACCCCGCACAGCGGCCGCCACTATTCTACTCTCTTAAGCTCTTTTATGGATTAGGTCATTCAACTTTGCCGTCAGACTACGCTGTCGATTCGCAGCTTCTCATTAGGAAAGTGGCCGTTATTCACTTTGATCTTTGCTTCCATGCTTCGTTTACATTTTTCTGAACATAAGTAGAGAGGTCTCACTGCGTCATCTATTATCTGAACTGTCTTCCATTTGAAGTTGCCATCTCGGTCAACCAGTTTTTCTCCGCAATTATCGCACTTTGTTACGTTGACGTAGACCAAATGCCCTTCATTGTCGCGGAGCAGAACGGAAGGAGCGATTTTCACTGGCAACACTTCAACACACGACCAACCACTACTCTGTTTGCCGAAGCTTATTTATTCGTCAGATCACTCGATCTTACTGATCTGGATATACGCATTCACATTTCTGCGAAGAGAACACGTATGATCAGCTTTGAGGCGCTTCTTGCACATCACTATTACGAAAGTGAAGCCCATGACTATGAAGAGTGTTGCAGAAATCAACGGGTATTCGGGAAGTGAATCCAGGTCCTGCAGCACCGTTATGTTGTAGCTTACGAGGTTCGCGGCTACTACGGAAAAGTAAAAAGTGCCGGCATCATTGTGGACGTAGGTGTTTCCGCTTGTCGTTGTGTTGCCAGTCTGGTCGACATAGCTTACCGTGTTGTTCGACGTGTCATAAGCAAAGAACCCGAATACAGCATATTGCTCGTAACCGACTTCTGGCGTGTAGTTCCAGATTATCTGCCACTCCGTGTGCGTGCACGTGAAATAGGCGGTATCTTCAGAGGCGGCTCCCGTGAAGCTTGTCACCACTACCCAATCCGAGGCGTGCACGGCAGAAACAAGAAGGGACAAAGCGATCAGAAAAACAAGGAAGATTAAGCTCCGCTTTCTGATGGTTTTCACCTCCTACACGCCTGAAAGGTTCACCTTACTCTATTCTGCTGATCTGCATATATGCGTTCACGTTTCTGCGGATGTACTCGTTCCAGGCACGATAATCCGTGAGCATCTGAATCTGGGCCTTAAGGTGTTCGTCAAGCCACTTCTTAACCTGCTCGCGAGTCTTGAAGCGCTGCTTCTTAAACATGTAGTTCTGAACTTCCCAACGCTGTGTACCTTTTATACGACCCAGAGTGATCTTGACGCCGCCTCTGCCGATCTCTTTGACGCGAAACTTGTCAAACTTATCTGGGTCTTGTACTCGATAACGCCAGACTGTTTCAGCTTCTTCAAGCCCAGGCATGTCAATTCGCCAACGCTTCTGCTGCAGTGTAGAGGTACCGTAGCTCAAGCTTCTTTGGAAAAGAAAGGTTGTCTCCAACATCAACTAACTCTTCGATCTTCTTGAAAACCTTGTCAAAGAAGATGTCTTTGAAATGGCTGAATTTTCGGTTATTATCCAACAAGAGATAATAGACGACTCTTTCATCGATTAACATGTGGGGTACTTTTTGTACTTTCAACCCTTTCGGGGTGTGAACGAAGAAAACTCTGTCTTCATAGAACTTTCTGAATATACATCTAAGAGTCATTTCATTCGGTGTGATGATACCACCGAGTCTTTGGTTAAAATGATATTTAGACCTGTCAAGTTTTCCGTAGAAGAACCTGCGAGTACGACACCAGAAACAGCTTACATGAAACCGCGCAAGAGTAAAGCGACAGAGCGTCGTACAAGCCATGTGAGGCCAGAAACTTGGCGGATTCTCTCCTTTATACGGTTTCTGACTTGCCAAAGTGTTAAGTTGATATATAAGTGCTTTATCGATTTTCTGCATTTGCCTTCCCAACCTCAAAAATCGTCTGCATCTTCGTAACCCTTCTAACGAGGCCGCCTCCGCAGTATCTGCACTTTCTCGGAAGCTCTAATTCCATGCGGCTTGTACCTTTTAGCGGGTCAATCATGATTATTGGCTGCCTATCAAAGTCTGCTTTACAGCTTGGGCAGTGCATCGTCACGAGTTTCTCAGGCTTCACGTTACCCTCTCCACGACACAGCGACAATTTGGGTGAATGTTACAAGAGAAAGTCGCAGTGTCTGCTTGTTCCCCGTACGGAAAAGCCTCCTGGAGCGGAGCTAAATCAGCATCTTCAATCTCGAATGATTCTCCGCGGAACTCATCACAGCTTTCGCAGAGTTTTCCATCATCAACAAGCGTGAAGACCCAAGTATGAGTCGGTGGCTTCTGAAGAGGCTGAAGCTCAGCATAGTGACTAATGTATGCTGCAGCAGCTGCGTAACCAGACAAGGAAATCACTTCGTTTCAAGAGGCAGCTGGACAGGCTTCTCTTGCGGCTGCTCAGCTATCGCCGTTCCAGCAATCTCTGTTTGCTGTGTTTGCCGCTGTGGCAGTTCACCTTGGCCTTGTTCTGGCTTTGCTGGCATTCCTAAAGCAGTTCTTGCCTCAGTTACAGTTGCGATTTGGTTCTGCACCAGCGCGACGTAGTAAGCAGCTTTCTCCTGCGTCGTCGGTTCCCATATGGGCCGCCACTTAACATGTGGAACTTCAACGCCTTGGCCGAACTTGCTTTCAATAAGCTGCTTAAACAAGTCTGTCTCCAACGTATCCCCGATAAGCTCCTCAAGCATACGAAGCCGAGTGACGAACTCTTGCATCACGACGTCAGCAGTCGCCCGATTCGTGCCCTCGCTTTCACCTAAGAAAATCTTCGGGACTCCGAGGACAGCTTGACGTTGCAAATGAAGATAATCAATCCACCACTGAACATTAATCTCCCTTGTCATACTCGGGAGAACTTTGGCGTTTACGTCGCCTCTTACGAAGACGTCTGTCGCAGGAACCCTCTCGGTAAAAGCTTGAACAAGGGCTGCCAGCTGTTGGTCGCTCCACGGGTTCTCAGGCGTTCCAGCTGTCACGACGAGCATCGGCTTCGTGTAAATCTTCATTATCGTTGCCATGTCTGTCTGGAAGTCGTCAATGAGCGCTTGAATGAGAAGAAGGGGACGCAGCTGGCTTGTGCCGTAGCTGTACTCGTACCACCAGCTCTTGCCGCTCCACCTGAAGTGAACGATGTCTTGCGCCTCAAAGGTTACAGGCGGGAAGGTTAGAAGCTGAACGAAGCCGAAGACGTTGCCGTAAGCATCCCTGCGGACGCGCATGAAAACAGGGTCAAGCGGCTTAAGCCATTGAATCGTGCCGTCTTTCTCGTCACGGCAAAGCTCCAGATAGCCGTTGCCCATTACAAGCATGTCTGTCCCGATTATTCGCAGAGTTTGCAGGATGTTCTGTTCATCCAGCCAGTCAGAGAGCCATTCGCGAACATTATCAAGGCCGCCTTCAAGCTCGAAACCGTTGCTCAGCGCGAGATTAATCGTCACATCAATAGAAGCTTTGACGAAAGGCGTGAAACAGTACATGTCTTTGTACTTCGGCAGGTCTTCTATCGGCGTTGCGCCCCAAATACGCTCCCAGTAAGCCATGTATGGCGGAGTGACGAAACCGATGCCTGAAGCTTTCAAATAGTATTTTTGAACGTAACCCCAAAGGCCCTGGTCTTTTCCCCAGGTAACAGGAATCTCTTCCTCAATCTGCTTCTTGCTAAGCTCCGGCGGAAAATGCCGCTGCGCTGTAAACCTGCCAGGAAAATCTCGAACTGCCTTAAGGCCCTTTTTTACTCGCTCTTTAAAGCTCATACCTTCGCCTTACTTTCCTCACTCTTCTTACCCTTCTTTCTTCGGCGAGTGAAGTTTCTCTGCTCGTAGGTCAAACTGTCACCTTTCTAATGCGGAAGCATGAACGCGCCTCTTCCCGGCAGCGGCGCCTTAACACAGCCGTAAACGGCCAACGCCGTGGACCAGAAAACGTCATCGTGGCCCCCTTCTGGATGACTGAACCTGAGATGGCCAGTTTTCATCAACTCGTATTTCTCAATGTTCAACTCAGCAGTGAGGTCGACGTCTTCCAGCTTCCTCGAGGGCACGTATGGAATCTTCACTTCGCCGTTGCGCATTTTCTCCCGCATTATCGTGGCCATCTCTTCCTTTGACGCCACTGTGAAAGTTATTCCTTGGACGCCGAGGATCCCGCTGCGAACCATGTCCTCAACGATGTAGCCGCCGACGCCGGTGATGTCAGCGTAAACAGCGCGCACAGTGTGCCAGCGGTCCTGCAGACTCTTCACGTAGCCGATCACGCTTGCGTACTCGGTTTTCAACGGGAACCGGTGCACGTGCACTATGCGCAGTGTGGGGCCCGTTTTCTGACCCACTAAAACGACGCTGAAGTCCTGCTCCTTACCGAAGTCAACGCCAACGTAAAACTCGCCTAACGGCGCTTCTTGAAAGTCGAAAGGCTGCAGTTGACTGTCGATGCAGCTGACGATCAGGCTCTGCGTGAGCCAAGCGTCGACGTCCTCGACAAACTCTGCTTGGAACTCTCGTTGAAAACGTTCGAACGGCAGCTGGCTCCGCATTTCATCGATAAACGATTGCTTGATCAAACCGGCTCTGACAACGTCTTCCCACGTGATCACATGCTTGCTGAACTCGGGCGCTTCGGACATGTGATAAAAGACGCTGTCCTTATTCCAGGGCGTTGATGAAACAAGCAAGGCGCCATCTGTTGTTGAAAGCATCGGATAGAGAACGTTATAAAAGACAAGCTCGTCATCCTTGAAGAAGTTTGCTTCGTCACACATCACTCTGTGAGCTGTGTAACCTCGCAGAAGTTGAGGACTGTTCGGCAGGATGACGATTCTTGCGAGCTGACGGGTTCTGATGACCGTCCGCTGCTGTTTCTCGATTAGGGCCCTGTGCACGTTCCTCGGCAAACTTCCCAAGTAGTCTTGGATGCGGTCGCCCATGATCATGCTTTGCCGCAAAGAGGGCGCCACGACAAGCTGCAGAGTCTTCGGATGCGTCAAAGCAAACCAGATAGCGCTCAACGCAAGCGTCGTTGTTTTCCCGGCCTGCCGGCTCCAGCGAACCGCGACCCGTCTGCTCGGGTCCCTGAGAAGTTTCTCTTGATAATCTGTCGGTTTGAAGCTGAAAAGGGCCCTACAGCACTCAACAGGGTCTTGAGGAACTGCTATTTTGCCTTCTTTGCGTGCTCGGGTTGATTCTTCATACAACTGCTGGATTTGTTTTTCCAGCCTGCTCGCGCCGGACCTCATCAACCATTTTCTCCAGATGTTTCAAGTCAGTTTGAAACTGTTTCTCGTCGAAGCCTCTGGTCAAATTGTGCATGACCTGCGCCGTGTAAGCAGCTATACGCGCCCACTTCTCCCTCTGTTTCGGCGTGACATTATGCTCTTTGCCGGCTTCGTCTTTGAACCGTTTGACCTTGCCCTTCGCTATCGACATCGCCAACTCGAAAAGACCGTCCAGTTGTCGAAGCAGCCTGGTACGAATAGCCTGAGTGTCGACAAGAGCGACTCTTCGCGCTTTTCCCAGGTATAGGGTTACCCTCTCTATCGTCGATCTCTTCACTTTATAGAGACACCTACCCCGTACCTACCTTTTTTCAGGGTCTTCATCGCTGAAAGCTTCCTTGGCCACGACTGTCAACCAGGACCTCGCCTTTCACAACCTGCGGAACATCGCAGGCTTGAAGCTCAACAGGCCCAGCCAGGGCGCTGAGGATCTCGGAAGAAGAGAGCATGTTAACGGTTTCTGCACGCTGCCTGTCCTGGTGCGCGTTTGTGAAGATCAAGCCTCGAATCTGCCTTTTGAGCAAAATATCCTTACTTCTTCTGTGTGTCATGAAGGAAAACCCGTAGGCGCCACTCAGCGGCGGCGAGAACGAAAACGGAAACGAACAATCAACCCAGTAATGAAGCTCATCTAAGAAAAGAGCGTTATTGCACAGAGATACACAGTCAGCGTCAACAACGATAATATACGCGGAAGTTCGATTATTGTGTGTGCGGCGAGGGACGAAGGACATAGCTGCTGCCGTTTTGGAGGAAGTGGTTAAGGGCCCTAATCTGGCTCCAGGCAGAATATTCGCTCGAGCAGGCACAAACTACGAATTCAGAAAAGTCATCCTCAACAACGGCCTGGTTGAGTATCAGAAAACTGGAAAGAGAAACACGAGAATGCGCGTAACAGAGAAAGGCCGAACTTTTCTACAGCATTACCGCGTCTGCAACGAGCTCCTGCCTGCTTAGCCACTCCTGGCTTCTTGATGTTGCGCAGGAAGCACAGATTGAGGTCTCCAAAAAGTAAAGCCAGCGGTCAATCCTAAACCCAGAAGGAAGGCCAACCCGTGAACCCCTGCATTCACTCCAGCTCCGACATTAAGAAACGCGCTTGATGAAATTAGAATTTCGAGAACCAGAAACATGGAGACCGCGAGGTTGCACTTAATCACCAGCTTCGAGTACTTATCCCTCGTGTCGAAGGTTTTGCGGTCCAATAGGTTCAAGCCATTGCATAATGCAAGCATCATAAAAATTCCCTCAGAAGCATAAAAGAGTCCTGATGCACCGACGCTCTCTCCTCGTGGTTCCAGAACAACCCAGAGCAGGTTGGCAATTACAGCCGCTAAGAAACTCGCGAGGATGAAGAAGATTATTCTGCGCCGCTTTTCGCTTTCAGAGAGATACGAATTGCACACCGCAAATAAGAAGAAAACCACGAATATGCCGACCATGTTAACCGTAAAATGCTCTACTCCCTCATGGGCAAAAACAGAAGTGACAACTCCCCATGGTGTTCCTCGAGAAGCTGCCACAAGGTTGTTAAAATGAGGGTAGATCAAAAATGTAACCAGGAACAAAATGCAGACAATAAATACTATCACAAACGTTATAAAGACGAGGCGGAAATCGGAAGCAATCTTCCAGAATAACGCCGATAATTTGGGTTTCTGCGAAAGCCGAACGCTATTCTGCTGCTCAGAACTCATACGTCGTCTCCCCACAACTTACGTCTATCACTCCAACTCCAAACATCACTCATTTCATTCACATGCGCGGGGAGCGTTTGGACGAATTTGAGTCTAATCCTTCTTCTTGTCACACTAATCTGCCCTTTAGCCTTGCACGTTAAGGTTGACTTGTTTGCTGTCAAATTGGTTGCCATCAACAAAAAAGGTCAGAACTATAGGATACGTACCGCTGGACATTTGACTGGGCAAAGTTGCTTTCACAGTTATGGAAGTTGTGATAACGTCGGAAGGGCTGAAAGTTCGCGTTAAGTACTGCATTCCATTTTCAGTTGGGAGAATCTCGCTCCCTTGCCAAAAGGTGAGCATACTGCTGGCATTGAAGTGGACAGTTACAAAGTGGCTGTTGCTATTGTCATCGTTTTTTATAGTAAAGCTCAGTGTGGACGAGCTATTAGCGTTTATCGTATCTGGATTTAGAGAATAGTCTTTGAGCTCGACAATTTTCGGTGCGGTGGGTTCATTGAATGTTAGAGCAACGTAGGCGACTAACACGAGCGCCACGAGTATGACAAGAGCGTATCGCATATTTCCTGACGAAGCCTTCAACATGTTATTCCTCAAGAATCTCACTGTAAAAGCCATCAGTTAAGTCTCGTGCTTTATAAGTTGGTTGGTAGAGGGTTTTTTCGTTGTCAAATAGTTTAAAAGTAGTTTTAAAGTAACAAAATTAGAGTGGGAATGATGGGAATTCGTCAGAAACTCATTGGGGTGGTGGCCATTTTTTTGGTTCCGATAGTGTACTCTGGAGAAATCGTGTTCATTATTCTTTTCGGGACAAACAGCTTGTTTCTGATTCTGATTCTCACAATAGTGATGGTAGTATATTTGTACTGGCTATTTGACACTGTTCCGTATGGTCCTCAACAAATCAAAGAAGTTAGGATACCAACTGCTGATAGAAAAACAGTTGAATTGCTCAAGACGACAAACCGCCGAGGAGCACTGATACATGTAAACCTACTCCGCATCTTCGAAGATGGTGAATCCCATACTCGAAGTGCGATCAGGGAGAGTCTTAAGGACAGAGGAATAAACCTTTCACAACCCAGAGTAGATTGGTACGTTAAGAAGCTTGAGCAGATTGGGCTGCTATCTTCGCCTTCGATCTCTCAATATGACAAACCCTACGGATTAACGAATGAAGGAAAGAACGATTTGTGGTTAGCCCAGACGTACTTCCCTAAGACAAACCTCTTTTTCTTGTGGCATCATTATATTGGGATGAAAAGCAAGGCCAAGAAAGATTTCGCCGGAAAAAGGTGAATATAGGGCCAAAATATTTTCTCCGGCCTCGAATAATCCACCAGTTTCATTCCGACCTCGCAAGAATATGCAAGTTTTGCATTGAGAAAGTTATAAAATTGTAAGGCCCGCGTCTCTGAGGAGGAAACGCCTTATAAATATTTAGTTTTCACAAGCTGACTTTGGGTTCTCCATTCTTGAAACCACTTCAGATTCACCCCAAACATCAAACCCAAAGCCAGTCAAGGCCCAGCACCACCCCCGCTTCTCAGCCACGCGTTCACCAATTTCTGTCTCAACACGCTTATTCATCCGCTGGATCCTCCGGCTGACCTGATGTCGTCTAATTTTAAATTGCGCAAGCTTGGCTGCCAAGTCTTTCGGGAGCATGCCGGCGTTTCCAGCCTCGTACAGAAGTTCCAAGATCTCTTCGTCAACCTCGTCTAAGCAGGCCATCTTCTGGATCATTGGTTTCTCGAAGTGAAAGAGGCCTTTAAGGCCTGCAAGGATCGTTCGCTGCATAAGCTTAACTTCGTTAAGATCCCGCAGGGCCCGTTTCAGGAGCAGCTGGTTATACTTCAAACGCCCCACTTTTTCAGCCTGTGAACGACCTTTTGAACGCGGTTTCTCATCAACTTCCATAATGAAAAGTTCACCTTGAGGAAAAGTCAACATCAAGAACGGCGAAAACTGACACTGCGCCATCTACGTTGACAGAAC